GCTTTTTCCCAAAATTTTGTAACTCGTCCATCCCTTGTTTTTTGTACGCACTCTAAATATAAAGCCTCCCAAATAAAAGGATGTGAACGGTCTTTTCTATGTATGGTTACAATAGCTTTTAAATCGTTTTTTTCAACGCTGCCAGTAGTTGTTGCGCTCCATCCATCAAGCTGGCCTGTGCGTTCTGCTCGCTTTATATAAACTTCGTACCCTGTGATAATACTCATTGTTTCTCCGTACTTAGATACGTGTATTTCACGCTTAAAAGGGTTTAATCCGAAGGCTTTAGCAATACTTAAATAAGTGTTCTTTTCGCCTTCATTTAATTTTGATGTTAAACCTAAATTATCTAAGTAATTAATAAGTTCATCATTTGTTACTACATTTTGAGTTGTTAATCCTGTTGATTTTTCCATTTTGTCTATAAATTTAAAGTGTAATAATTATTAAAATTAATATTTCAACGGCTATGCAAACTAGCATTATCATCATGTTGCAATCTTCTTTGTGTTCGTTTCTACCTTGTGTCATTTGCTAAGGTCTTATTAAGTTCACGTTCTAAAATTTCTCCAAAAGCGCAAACCTCTAGCATTGCTGTACAATCTTTATTGTTGATGACTACTTTAACGATTTGTATTTCTTCATCATTACCAGGATTGTTTAATCCGCTTGACTTTTGTGAGTGTGTACCATCAAAAATAATTTCTATGTCTATTCCATCTATTACGATGTCTTGTTTGTGGATGCTCATATTCTTTTCAAGTTTTTAGTTTTAGCTAATTCCTCCCTTACTAATTTGTTAATATATAAATAAAGAGGTTTCGGTTTTGGCATTCCAAACTTATAAACAGTTCGAGTGCCATTTGGATAAGCTGTTGATTTAATGTTTAGTAGGCTAGTCATTTCCCTCCTCACTTTCTTTCATTTCCGCTACCATTTCGGCTGCTAATTCTGTATAGCCTAATCTGTTTGCTAGGTCGATACATGACAAGGCTTTGGCATCTAGGTTTGTGGTATCAAACATAAATCTGATTAACTTGCAATTGTTCTCTTTGATGTCGTCTAATAAATACGATTTGGTGTCTCTAACCATCTTATCAAAGTTTTCCTTTGATACTGATAAAAATTTTCTTACTTTTGTCATGTCTGTAAAATTTTAAGTGTTTTCAATAATTAGCGGAGTGATTTTCACTTCGCTTTTTTTCTTTAACAAATGTAGTGTTTTAGGTTTGAAACTGCAAAGTTTATTTTAATTATTGTTTAATAAATTTAATTCCATCAATTAATACCATTTCAAGTTTACCAGCTTTAATCTGATTATAAACCCATGTAGTACTTTTGTTGTGTTGCGTTGCGTAGGTGCTTACCTTTATCAACTGTGTTTGTTTTTCTTTTGCCATTTTTTTTAGTTTGTTAAAATAATTATTTCTTCTACTCTTTCCTTTACTTTATAGTAATAGTTTTCGCTGTAACTTATGGTTGTGTGTATTTTATCAAAACATACCATATCTACAATATTTTCTGCATTAACAGTAACCTTGTCACCGTTTTCTAATGTTAGTTCTATAAATTTCATTGTCTTAATATTAAAGTGTTCCCAAAGATAACATTAATGTTTGAAACTACAAACTTTATTTTAAAATAAATAAAAAAACCCCGAATTAACGAGGTTTAAAATTAAATAATGTTTTGTAATCCCTACCTCCGCAACCTTTTATATCCCATAAATCCAGCAAAAAGGATCAAGATAAACACGCCAGCACCAACGCCAATTTTTAGCCAATCGGTTTTGCTTTCTAATTTCCTTTGCCCGCCGGAAACTTTAAATTTGTTTTGCGTTTTGCCGGTGCTATCCAAATTTATTATTTCAGAATGGTTAAAATTAAAGTCTGTAATCGAATTATCTGATTTATTCGTTTTGGACATTTTTTGTCCTTTTGACTTTTGATTAATAACGGCGTTTTTAATGCGTCCTAACGTATCGTAATTTATAACCGTGTTAGTTTCCGTGTCAAAAGTATTATTGCTTTCAGTCGATTCTTTTACGTCCGCTTTTACTTTTACCCCTTTGCTATCCTTGCGCTCCGTTGTTTTTTTAATTTCACTTACTTGTTCGGATTTGTTAACCTGTTTATTGAAAGTCTTATCAACTTTCCGGCTTTTACAACTTGACAAAAAAGCGATTAATAAAAACGCCAAGTAAATACAAAAAATATATAAGTGATTCCGCCCTTTTGGGGTGTTAAACATTGCTACCATCTTGCTTCCGTCCCCCGGATATCATAGTGAACGAAGGATTTATAAACACCAACGCCGCCCTGCTTCATTTTACCGCTTGCAATCAACTTTATTATAATTGCACCTAATTGCTTTGGCGTGTGGTTTGCGCTTACCAAATCGCCGGCTTTTGCCTGTAAATGTTGGCTACGTGGTGAACCTCCTATTTTGGTATTATATGCCTTATGCCTGTATGCTGAATTTAGATTTAAACGGCATTTTATATAATCCCGCAAAACCTGCAGATTTTCCGCCAATTCCTTAACGTTTGCAAATAAACTATCCGGTACTTTTGTACCATCGTTGCATTTAAACTCCCTTATGTGAAAGTTTGCCGTTAGTTGTCCTTTATCGCTCATAACCTATTTATCCAAAACTGATTTAATTATTTCCTGTACAAAAGTAAGACCACCATACCCACCTAAACCTATAAAGCCAACGGCAATCCATTTCCATTTAGTTATTAATTCTTCAATTATGCTCATACGTGTTTCAAGGCTTTCTAATCGGGGTTTATAACCACCCTTTTCGTGAAACTCTGAACCCATAATCGCAACGTAAATTTCATTTACCTTTTTACCTAAGTCGTCAACTTTTTTTTCCAAGTTATCCATTGTTTAATCCTCTTTTTTAAAAATTACGTCTGCAATAAAATCGATCGATGCTCCTGCTATCAGAAATACCGTTGCTAAATACGGGCATTCTGCAAACACGGCCGCTCCAGAAATAGTTCCTATAAACACCTTTAAAGCTAGCAAAGTATCTTTGACTTTCTTTGGGTTTTCCTTGTAATAATTTCCTAATTTCATATTTCTAAACTTTCTGGCGGTAAAATCACAAAACCAAACTCTACAACTATTGCTGTTGCTCTTTCTTCTTTGTTCGCTCCGTATGCCAAATATTCTGCATTTGTCATTTCTTTGGATAGCTTTTCTATCAAATTATTTCCCTCATCTAAAAGGTTGATTTGCAAATTTAAAACGTCCTCAAAAAAAGGTTTAACACCCCAAATTAAATCTAGTTTAATTGCGTTCCTGTTTAAGCCATAAGGCACTTTTTGTATGTTCATGATTTTAAAAATTAGCTCGCATTGCTTGTGCGAAATTTACTATTTGGCTCATTTGGATTGCTTCTGTGTCGGTTAATCCTGACCCTATTGATGCAAATCCGCAAAGATGTACGCTAGGAAAATTAACAGTTCCATCTGCATTCCTGCCTAATAAATAAACCGAAAAAGCGCTAGGCAAAACAGTATCGCCATTAAATGTTGTAGTAGCTATTTTTACGCCTTTATAAAAAACGGATTGTAATGATGAGCTTGTTCTTGTGCCGATTGTAAGCCCATCGCTACTTAAAGGTGTATAAGCTAAAATAGAAGATACGTTACCACTTAAATAATTAGCACTTGTGATGTTAATTTGAAGAAAACACAAAGGGCTTGTTTGAATAACTCCTATAGCAATTTGAGAACCTGTTAAATTATTTGTTGGTGTAAAATAACTTAAATGAGTACTATTTTCGGATAAATGAGTTGCAGGTATTAGTTTAGTATCTGCCAATCCTGTCGAGCCATTTCCTAACATACCAGAATTTGAATGTGTAATACCGCCCGTATATGTCAACCTAAAAGCAGCATCCAAATTTCTAGGGTCTTTAGCATTTAAGGCGTGTGATGCTGCTGTACCCCCTACAAATAAGTAACAAGCTTTTTCTAAATCCCACACACCAATAGCTTTTTTACTTTCAATATTATGAACTATATACATCCTTTGCGCCAAATTCAAAGTAGTTCCTGTGGCTGCAATTGCATCTATTAAATTAGATACATCCCTATCCCTATAAAGAGGTATAACACCTGCTAATTTTATCGGCTTTCCTTGTATGTTAAATATTGGCATAAGCTTAAATTAAAAACCATTTATCAACACCATCACTATATATATGCCTACCTCCGTAATTTGTACTTATTACGCTTGTAGTTGCTCCATCTATTACGTCTGAACCTACCCTTGTAATTGTTATGTTGTTAGTCCCTGCTGCTCCGCTTTCGTCTTTTACTCTTAATGGTACGCCTGCTGGATAAGTGCTTGCTAATGGTAGTGTAATCGTCCTTGCTGCTGCTGTGCTTGTAACTCCTATGAGTGCGCCAAACCCCACCGTTGCGAAAACCACTGTGTAATTTACTGCTGTAGCTATTCTTACAAAGGCATCTTTTGTTTCTAAACTACTAATGTCGCCTGCTGCGTTTTTAGTAAGCGCACTTAAAGGAACTGCATCAACCAATGAAGCATTCGCATTTTTAAACAGAAAATCATCAGCCACACCATTACGGTAAATTTTTATTCTTTTACCAATTGTTTCTCCCCAAATAGAACCCTCAACCGTACCCGTATAACTTGCGCCAAAGGTTACTATAAATGATGCTATTGCGCTTGTACTTGCTGCTAAAACTAACCATGCGTTAGCAACCCCTGCCGTTCCAATTCCAATTCCTAAAAACTGCCATCTTTCAGTTACATTAACAACCTGAGTTTTTAACCAATTAAACCAGCTTATCAAACCCCTACGTCTTACAACCTTGTTATCCTCTGTTGGTGTTGTTTGGGTTTGTAATTCTGCATCTGTTGCGAATATATTGTCTCCTGTATTCGTTCCTGTTATTCCTGCTAACTTAGTTTCGTCTGCGCTTGGATAACTTCTTTTAGCTGTGTTTGCTACAACATCACTTGTTAAATCTGTATTTTGTAAATTCCCTAAACCCACTTGCGCTTTAGTAACAGCATGTGGATTAGTTGTAACATCTTGTGAATGGTCATAAGCTATCTTACCTCTATCGCCTCTATAAGCTGTTTGGGCTGTTTCGCCTAAAGCTAAAGAGCTACCAATAGTCACATAAGAACTACCGCCCCATCTATAAGTAATGTTTGTGTCTAAAGCAATATAAATCTTTGCGTTTTCTCCCGTAGCAGGGAACGAAGCTAAATCTGCAAATTCTAAAACATCATCTACAAATGATGGTAATTGATTTGCTGGTACTGTTCCATTTACTAAATCGGCTTTATTACCTAAAGCGGTTGTATTAGCATCAACCTCTAATTTTAAAGCAATATCAGAACCGTTAACTTGGGGTCTAAGCCTAAAATTAAATACTCCATTTTCTCCCCATAATAAATCAACTAGGAAGCTAGGTATTCTAGTAAATGAAATATCTTTAGAACCTTGTGTTACAGAGCCTACCCTAGCAATTTGAGTATTTGGGTTTCCATTGTATAAATCAGTAAGTCTTAAAGCACCTACTAATGCTTGGTCTATTGATGTATCTGCTAAAAATCTTTTTTTAGATGTTATATCTTGTTCTGTGTTAGTCGTTACAAATCCACTTAAATCAACAACAGGTGCGTTAACAACTGCGTCTGTAATTAAAACGTAACTTAATAAAACACTATTTGCAGGTGCATTTGGTAAAACTGCTGCTGCGCTTTCTGTACCCTCTGCTTTAATTATGGTGTTTAAATTTGTTCCGTAAAAAGCGACAAACCTCTGATTACCTGGGCTACTTAAACCTATACCTGTAAAAGTTGTTATTGAAGATGTTAAATATTGTAAGGTCAAAAATTTCCATGACGAAAAACCTACTTTTAAAACACCAGTCGCAAAATCGGTAACGTCAATTTCTCCGCCCGATGTTAAGCCATCGACAATAACTAGGTTTGCTAAATCTTGCGCTGTACCACTATATCCACCATTTAAAACAAAATTATCTACGTTTTGAATAACAGGCTTATTCTTAATAAAGTCGTCTTGCGTATCGTCCGCCTGGTTAAAGTCTGCTTGTACATTTACCTCTGCAAATGATGCAATATTATCAAGCTTATTTTTTAAAACCGAGGTAAAATCATTTGCGCTTAAATCTTTGCCTAATTGCTTATCAACCTTATTAGTGTAAAGGTCGGTAAACATGTTCTGAACCTTGATAAATGCAGCTCTTAAAGCATCGCCAAAACCATCATTTGGACTCGAAGTGTTTAGATTTTCTTGTGCCATAATTAATACCAGCCTATAATATTAGTTTTTACTTTGTCTTCGCATTGCTTGCCATATTCTGGAATGTCAATATCAGCCATATATTCCTGAAAACTTACCATTACGCTGTTTGCCAATTGATTATATCTTGCCGAAAGTCTATCAATCTCTTTTAAATCGGTGCTTTGTTCGGGCTTTATTATACCGTTATTCGATACCTTACTGCTATTCATTGCAATATAGTGTGAACAACTAAAATAAACAAGCATATCAATAACGTAATTGTTAAAGATTGTCGCATAAATCCCATCGAGTGCGTTCGCTTCGTAATCAGTAGTTATTTTATCAAACAAAAGTAAACCTAAAACACGTTTTAAATCTGTGGTTTGTGCAATAAATATAAACGGCTTTAAACTGTCGCTATCAATATTACCTGCAAAGCTAGTTAATGCCGGTATGTCGTTTTCATTTAGCCAAAGTTTAATCATTGCTTTCTAATTTATTTTCTTCTTCAAAATCCTTAAACCAGGGTACCATTTCGGCATTAATCAAATCTAATACTTTTTTTAATCCGCTTGTTAAAATATCTCGCAAAGGATTTATTTTTTTACGGTACAAAATTTTTAATGCCATTGAATATTCCTCTGCATTGTTAGAAAAACCGCCACCGCCTTGATCACCACTAAATAAAATCTTTGGCATGCCATGTGAAATTTGTAGTTTTCGTTCTGCTTCTTCAGTAAATGAAACATTTTGCTGATTTAATTCTGGAGGGCTTAATTGGTCAACCGTTACGCTTTCTTCTGCTGAATCGTTAAAGGAAACAATTACGTTGCTTTGATTTGAGCTACCTGTTGCCATCTTGCGCACCTTGTCGGCTTCTGCTTTTGCTGTTTCGGTTGTGGTTTGCCTACCTTGATTATAATTAATTATAGTCATCATTGATAAGCCATTTTTAAAATGATTTATCGCTGAATTTCCTAACTCGCCTTCAACTTTCGCCCATGGAATGCCACTAATATAAGTAGGTACAGGAAAGAACGGTTCTGATGTCGGGCTTCTGATTAACATTATTTCCAAATCATTGCCTTTATATTCGCCTGTAAAACTTGGATATAATTGCGGGCGGTATTTATATTTATTTTGCCAATCGTATGAAAACCAATATCCGTTTACTTCTAAGTTTTGCATGTCATAACGAATAGCCAATTTATAAACAGGTACGTATTTAATTCGTATTGGTTTTTTAGTTGATGAATCCCAAATGATTTGCAGTCCGCAACCTCCGTATATATATAAGTCTTGGCAAAGCAATAAAACATCTTCATTTGATATGTATTGTTTTAGATTTGTTTTCGTTAATTCGTTTATCAACCCTTCTCCGTACATGTAAGATACATAATCATTGATGATGCTACTATTTGTCGGGCTGTCATCATAAGCGTCCTTATACGTTTTAAAATTGATATTATTTGGGCCATTAAGAATATAATCAATTCCTTGACGTGGTTTTATATCAATAGGCTGGAATGCTGAAAACCTTTCTGGCGTGGCTTCAAAAGCAAAGGTTTGTAAACCCTTATTAGTATTGGAATCTTCCGTTTTGGCTGCCATATTCAAAGTTTTGTGTGTTTGTTCCTGCTTTTAAAATTTGTATTTTACCCAAATATAATATTTCGTTTCCTTTTTTAAGTTCAAACTCGTATTTATTTAAAATAGCAAAGTCTAAAGGTTGTTCTGTTATTGTAATTTCTAATTTTTGACCTACTGTAAAAGTAAAAGCAGGTGTTAAAATAGTATTATCAATTTCTTTTCGTAAAGATAAAGTTAAAATATCATTTGGTAAAGGATATTTTCTAGGAATTAATGAAAATTTTAGTAAGGTATTTAAAAATAATACTTTCATTTTTAAAAATATATAAAAAAAGCCGTAACAAAGTACGGCTTTCTTTTAGTTTTTTATTGATTTAAACAGCTACCGCTTTGATTGCCGCTGCATATTCGATTAACGCCGGAGCGGTTAATAAATAAGTCCTCGAAAAATCGGGTTCCATAGTTTGGAATGTAACAGTTACACCGTTTAAATCTCCAATTGTTCCGCCGGTCTGATCGTCTGCAGTTATTGCCATCGCTCCGTTTCGTGAGCCAGCAATAGTTACCGTGCCGTCTTTTCTTTCGATAAACAAAACAACTTCGCCGTCTAATAATTTAGTAACCTCTGCAATCGTTTTAACACCATCGCCAATTGGTACATTTAAGATAATAGGTAAGTTACCAGTAACTCCTTTGCTTCGGTTGTCTCCACCTGCAACACCGTTTTCTACATAGTTTGCCGTTGTTGCTTTTACTTCATAACGGTTTATAGATAAGGCTTCAAATGATGGTGCAATCGTAACAACTCCAGTAACCGTATTTACAACTCTTACTGCTGAATTATAAACTCCAATACCTATCGCTAATATACCTGCTTCGCCTGATGTACAGGCTAATTTTCTGCTTCCGCTTAATGATACACACATATTAATTTTATTTTAAAGGGAGGTTTTACCCTCCCTGTTTATTTTTAGCCTACGTATAAAACGTTGAACTTTTGATTTGCAACGTGTGCGCCAATTGTCATAATTGATTTGATAAACATATCTTCACGGTTCAAAGCGATTTTATCTATGTTCATCGTGTTGTTATCAGAAACTAGATCAGTATTCCAAAAAATATGAGACTTCAAAGCAACGATAACTACGTTGTTAGGTATTGGCACAAATTCGATAACTACACCGTTAAAGAAAAACTCGGTTGCTCCAGGGTTTACATCAAATGGTTTGTTAAAATCGGTAACTACATTGTTAGCCGCTACAATCATTTGCTTCAAGTTCTTTGGAGCGTAAATAATAGGCTTTTCAGTGTGGTCTAAAATTTCAGCTGGTATTGCTGCATATATTTTGTCAAATTCTGCCTTGATGTTTGCAGCGGTTAAAGTAGTACCTGCTACTTTAATTCTAGTTCCTAATCCAGCGACCTGACCTGCGTTAGAATTGTTGTAAATCATTTTAGTTACAACGCCATCAATCTGACTTGCTGTCAAAGCTGCTACCAATGTTTTTTCTGCTGCTCCTACCGATGCTTGACCTGTTCCATCGGTTAAAGCTGCTACTGCTGTTTTAGTCGCTGCTGTTGCACCTTTCCAAAACTCGTTTTCCAACGCTAAAGAAATTTGCTTTGCGTAAATTCCACCAATAACAATGCGCTCAAATTCGCTTGACGTGTTATTGTAAGCACCTGCTGGCATATCTCTTTTGAAACGTGTAAAACGCAAATTGTCGGGGCAAAATTCTTGGTAGAACATCCCTTTAGTTGGCGTAACCACGCTGTCAAATGCTGACAAAGTTCCTGCGCTTGTAGGGTCTCCACAAGTAAATTCCTGAAACGTTGCTGTTGCACTTGCTTCTATGAATATTGTTTCGGCTTTTACGTCCGTTTCAAATGTTACTAAACCTTTAGCGATTGTTTGATTTTCAAAAAGTATCTCTTCGATAATCGGCTCGGCCGCTACGCCTTTGATTGCTACTGAATTATAAGTTATTGCCATGATTTTTTATTATTTTTTATTTATTAGCTATTTTTTTTGCGAGTGCCTCAGCCTCTTTTTTTGCCTTTAATTCTGCTTTTTCTTCGTCCGTTAATTCCGGCTTTGATTTTTCAAAATCTTCTTTGCTTGCTTTTCCACTTTCAATAAGGTACTCCGCAATTTCGTCTGTTAGGTTTGTTTCGTCAATTCTGGTATTTCCACCAAAAGGACTAATAAATAAACCCTCTTTTAATTTGTACTTTGCCATATTCTATTTATTAGCTCTAAATCTTTCTACTGGACTCATTTCCGCATAAGTCTTAACTTTCTCATTTGGCAGGTTTTTTAAAGCAATTGTTTCGGCTTTAAATGTTTCTAAGTCCGTAACTGCTTTTAATTTTTCGGCGCTCATTGTTTCAAGCGTTGTGCCATCCTCAACTGTTTTAGCTTGCATAACTGAAAGTTGTTCTTTGAGGTCTGCATTCTCTGCCATTACTGAATCGTATTTGGCTTGCAGTTCTGCCATCGGATCTGGAGCGTCTTCTGCAACTAATAATGGTTCATCTACCATTTTTTCTTCTTCAGGTGTTACCATAAAAACAGACTTAGCCGCTTCTATAACCTCTTGAATAAATGACTTTTTTTCTTCCGTATTCATATTTATTTGATTTGTAATTTCGTAATCTAAAAATGCCTCAACTGAAAGTCCATCAACCTTACCAGTCTTAACAAAGTTCTCCCAAACATCTTGATTGTCTATTTTGTAGCCGATAATTAAATCGTCTTGCAAAACATCCTGCATCATTAATGTTTTAGATTTGTCAATCTCTGGATTGTTGACCATCCAACTTTCAATCGGATATACACCGTCTATTTTATCTTCGGAGTGATTAAGGTTCATCTTAACTAAACCCTTATTATTGCTTCTAAAATATGACTGCTGTATCTGCTCAACCGTTTGCTTACTAAAAAAAACATTTGCAGGTTCTCCATTTACGTCCTTTCTAAAAATCATTTTATTAGGACGCATAGCAACCGAGTAAATAATTCTCTTTTCTTCATTTGCAAAAAAGGTCGGAGTTTCAATTTCACTAGCAAAATGCGAAAGTTTAGTTTCTACTGCTGCACCAAATACAAGCGAAAAACTTTCCACTTCGGTATTAGGTTTTAACTTAGCTTCATAAACTTTCATGAAACAAAAATGAACATAAAAAAATAGGTAGGTCGAAATGTGGCACACAAAAAAAACCACATACAAAATAATGCATGTGGTTTAGAATATTAAGGTGTGTTTTTATTTTATTTTTAAAAATTGAATTTCTTTGCCGTTATCCATTTGTTTATTGTAATCTAATTCAACACGCAAAGAGTTTAATATTTTACCTGCACTATTAGACAACTCTTTTGATAGATTTATAGTCATCTTTTTTTCTTTTGTTTTTTGATAGTTATCTAATAAGCTATCTCTTAGTTCTGTAATGTTTTGCATAATCTTATTGTCTTAATAATTAATCGTTTAACTTCTATTAATTCAGGTGTGATTTGTTCTTTTTTAAAACCGTTTTTATTTAACTGAATTTTTATATATCTATCGTCTGTTTTTTGACTTGATAATATAAATTTTTGAGATATTTTTTCTTTGTTATTTTGGTAATATTTTTCAGATATTTTTTTGCAAACTTTTGGTTTTTTAACCCGGTATAATCTTTGATATTTATTTATTTTATCTGGATTATTTTTTTGGTATTGTTTAGCATAAAATAATCTATCATTATTATTTAATGAATAATAGTTTTTTGCTTTATTAAGTATTTTTTTTTTATTATTTAAGTAATAAATACGCTTTAATATTCTTTCGCATATTATACAATATGTGTACAAACCATCTTTGTTTTGTTTATTTTTATTAAACAAAAATACATCCTTAAGCTCTAAACATTTTTTACATTTTTTTTCCATTTTGTCTTATAAATAAAAAACCTCTTTAGGTTTCATGTGCTTTGACTCACAATCCACCAAAAGAGGTTCTTTTAAATTTTGTTTATGGCTTGATGTCAAAGTCAACCAATAATCAAATATAAGATTTAACTTTGAAACTACAAAACAAATCTACTTTTTATTAAAGTACTGAAACAATACGTCCGATATTAATTCACTAATCGAGCATTCTTTTTTTTTGGCTTCATTTCGTAACTTCAAAACAAGCCACATTCTAGGGTAAGTAACCAATCTATTAGTTTTTGGCATTATATAGAATTAGAGTTTATTTTATTTCTATCCGCTGCTTGCGCTGTTGTAATTGTCTTGCTAACTACATACGCTTGTATTGGCGGTTGATTTGATGCGCTTGTAGAAACTGCTGTTGCTATTTGATTTTCTCTACTTGCTTGGAAATCTACTTGCGGTCTGGCAGTTGCTCCACCTCCGCCACCGCTACCGTTCGGAGTGCTTCCGCTTAATCCACCACCTCCTCCGCCTAATGAACTCAAAGCTTTACCAGTACTTGCTATAATTGTGGCAATATTTAAACCTGCATTTATTTTATTTGCAACTACTAATTTACCTGCCGCTAAAACTGATGCTCCAGCGGTAGGAATAGCTAAAGCTGCTCCCGATGCAACCGCTGCTGCGCTAGACGCTGATGTCGCTGTTATTGTACGACCAATTGCTACCGCACTTTCTGCAATTAAAGCCGCCTTTTGCAATTTTTTATTTTTGCCTGCAAGCATACCAAACAAATTCAAAGCTTTGTCTGTTATTGAAAATTTTGCAGCTTCTAAATCTTCCGCTAATTTCAACATTGACGCATCAACTGCTTTTTTATCTGCTGCGATTTTTTCGTCCGCAACCTTTTTTTCTTCGGCTCTTTTTAATTCCAGTTCCTTTTCTAAATTGCCGAATTTTTCAGCATTTAAAATAGTTAATTCAGCGGTGTCAATACCTTTTTTCTTTAGTATCTCAATCTCTTGGAACGCTCTTTCTTTTTGCCTAGCTAGTTTTTGTTCTTCGGTTTTATCTGCAAAATCTTCGTTTGTTTTTCTAATTGCATTTTCGGCATCGGCTCCTTCTTTTAATAGCGCAATCCTTGAATCTTCAATTAATTTAGCATCGGCAAGTCTTTTTGTTAATGCTTCTTTATTGAGTGATTTTTGCTCATTTCTTAAACTATTTTCATTAGCTAACTGCTCGGACTCTTGCCCTGAAATACGTTCTTGAATATCTGAAATTTGCAATAAAGCTGCTGCCCTTTCGTCAAGATTTGCGGAGCTTTTACCCTCTTGTTTAATCCTTAAATCTGAAACGCTTTTAGCTAAATTAGCAATCTTTAACTCTTCTTGCGCTTGTTGTTTTAATGTTCCGGCTAGCTGCTTATTAAGCTTAAAACGCTTTTCAATTGAATTACTTTCGTCATCCCTTTGTTGTCTTATTATTTCCGCTTTCTTTTGGAAATCTAATTGTATTTTATTGCTTTCACGTCTGGCTGCTGTTAGTTTATTTTCAGCATCGGCAAGGCTGCCACTTGCTTTGATATTACTTGAAACTGCATTTGTTATATTTTGCAATCCGCTTGCAGCAGAATCTAATCCCAAAGCTCTTAATCCTTTTTGAATTAAAACCGAGGTTTCTATAATTGCATTTCCTACTGTTTCAAAACCTTTAACAATACCATCAATTAGAAATGTAGCTACTGGCTGAAGTACCTTTAAAAGACCACTAAACAAGCCACTAATTACCGCAAGTCCTTTGCCTAATTTATTGCCTCCTTCTTCTGTTGATAAAAAAGATTTACCTAATAATGCAACAACTCCGACAATAACAGTTAAAACAGCACCTATTGGATTTGCAACCAATAACCACATTTGTTTTAGCATTGCTTTGAAACCCGAAATTGCACCACCAATCGGGCCACCTAATTCCTCAAGTCCTCCGCCCAAATCTTTAGTAGATTTTGATGCTTTCTTTTGCGCTCCCTCTACACCTTCAGTTGCTTTGGTTGTCTTATCTAACTTAGTAGTTACACCATCAACTTTACTGCCTATTGCATCTGCGTTCGTTTCAAAGGTAAGCTTGATTTTTTGTTCTTTATCTTCCATTTTAGTAATTCAAAAGCTCTAGTTTAGTTTTACCTGTTGTAATATCAATAGTCGCATCAATTATAGTGAATTTATTTTCTCCTATTATAATATCATTCTCTAGTCTAAAATCTCTAATTTGTTCAGCGTTTAAAGTTAAGCTAAAATCTTGCTTCATTACGTTTTGATCTACATATCTTTTAATAATGTCGCTATAATATCTGCTAAATAAATTATCCCTTAAAGCTAAATTGTTTAATACCAAAACTGAAAATGCAAAGCTTTTTAAATCGGTTGTATAAGGTAAAACTTGGATGTAGGATGTTATTTCCTGAGTAACTAATCCACCATATAATAAATTACTTTGCACCCCGAATGATTTATTTAATGGCTTATTGCCATGCGAATAAAATATAACTAATTCCCCAAAGTTTGGTGTATATCTTGGCTCGCCGGTTTCTAATATTTCAGGACTGCCACTTTCAAAACCATACATCGTTGTAATGTCGGCCGCTCCTAATATTCCGACTGGAGGTATCAAAGTAAAATTAGTTTCAACTTTATATTCTTTGGAATCTTTCGGCTTTAGTTCTGGAAAATTAACTTGGCCATATTCATTTCCTGAACCTGTTTTGTAATCTACATTTGATTTGAAATTACTATCAGCATGCTTTAAAATGTAATAATTGAAATCGTCCTGACTTGACTTTTCAACTTCTTCAATATCGGCTATATATGTAACCTCTTTTTTATTTGCTATAATATCTTGTGGCGTGTACCAGTATAAACTATCGTCATCTGGAGTTACGTCTAAGACTGCTATATTAAACGCTTTGAAATAAGATGTCAAAAAGTCAATAACTTTAATAGATGGTAAGGCATTAATTAAATTAATAGTAGAACCGCCCATTTGAATATTATTATTATTGAAATTAGAATCATAAAAAAATGTAGATTGTGTTCTATTTATAATTCCGAAAACTCTAATCTGCTTATAATATTTAAAATTAAATTCAACCTTTGCGTTGCTCCAAATTGCGGAGGTATTAAAGCTAGTTTTTATATTAAATTCTAATTCGTTGCTTAATAAAAATATATCTGGTATTTGAACCTCACAAACTAATGTACTACCTGTAATCTCAAAAGTCTGGTCTATGAAAAAATCATCGTTTCCCAGCTTGTTTAAAAATATAGTAACGGCTGCTCCTGTTTGAGCATCCATTAAAATAACATTTTCAAAAGTCAAAACCAAAGTAACAAAATTTGTATAGTTTGTATCATTGTTATTTCTAACTATCTTAAAACTATTATTTGCTGTGTTTGACGTGATAACATATTTTCTAGGACTTGGTATATTCTCAATTCTTATTTCGCTTCTATATTCTAAGAACCCTAAATTTGTTAATAAGATAAAAGTTGATTTAACATTCGATGTCAAAGTGTTTTTAGATAGGCACCAAATATAAGCGTCCTTGTATTCTGTTAAATTTTCTAGCGGAGCGTTAATTAATAAGCCATACTTTTTTTTAATCAACTCGATGACCGTAGAAAAAGAAATTGCAGGTCTTAGCTCCGCACCTTTTATAACTTTATTTGATGTCGGGGAGTTTGCAGCATCAAAAGCAATATTATCAAATCCTAATCCATTACCGTTGTATTGTAGAATCCTATTTGTGCTTGCTAATGGCACAAAGTATTTTATTGGCACGCCTTGGATGTTAGTTGATGTAATTGCTTGTAATGAATTTTTAATTACTAAAGGTGTATAGCTTATAACCTTATCCCCGAGCATGTCGATTGTATCATCCCCTATTTTATCCTTTAAGGATGCCATTGTAGTGGTAAAACTTGCCGTTATAATGTCTGGTTTACCCATTTTATAAGTGATTTTTTCAAGTTTTAAGATGCCATTTTGATTTAAAAGGCTGTTTACATATACTTTACAGTTCAATTTTCTGTAATCAAATGGCTTAATTACGTCCGTATTGCCGAAAAACCCCAAAGAAATTAGATTATTTGGCGTTGCTTTAAAGGTAAAGTTCAAAGAATACGGTGAAAATATCTTTGAAATGTCTTGCGTATCTTTGAAAGTGTATCGCATAGGGATGCTTTCGTCATTCTCGAGGTCTAATTTTGAGTAATTTAAGCGGTCTAAAGAAACAAATACTTCAGTTATCATAATTGAACTATCGGATATTTAAAATTTTATTATTAGTTTCCTCAAATTTAAGATTATAATCTATTGCAATCTTATCATTTAGCCTTGTTTTACGTGTGAAATCTTCATCAACAATAATAACTGGTATCTGCTGATGCGTTTTAAAGCTACCAATATACTCAGCCGTTATACTTTGACTATCAATTGTAATTTCGGTGTTATCAATCGTTACAAGCGTGCTATCAATTGTGATGCCTACTGTTGTAACCAGTTCTAAATCTCCTTTAAATCTAATTAAATAAATCTTTGGTGAATAAACAAGTTCCTCGACAATTGCAGTCATGTTTTCTTCTAAGCTCCCGGTATTGATTATGTAACTTTGCTTAACCTCTAAAGAGTTGCTAATTCGTGAGTGTGTAAAAGTATTATCTACCTGAGATGGGTCTCGGTGTGAAACATTCGCATCGCTTCTTTTAATTGCACTTGATGCTGTAAATTTTCCATGTGGTGTAAAGCTTTCCCAAAGTCCTAATTTGTTAATGAATATAATTAATGATGGATCAAGTGTGCATCTTAATTTAGTAGGTGTAACTGGATTATATTTTACAATATTTGCAGTCGTTCCATTTTCTACTGTCTTAGTGAAATCAAAATCCTGAAAGAAGTAATTAGATATTTTAGGATTATAAAACTTTTCAACCGGTACAACAAATCCGCTGGCACCATAATTTTGAACGCCATTGTCCCCGATTATATTCTGCTCATAATTCCACCTATAACCGAGCGTTACAAAATTAGTAGAGGTAAATGTTTTAACTCCTAAATCTGTTTCTATAACGGCCTGAAGAAATACACCTTGGTTTGTAATCGCTGGAGCTGCTGCTCTATTGTACGCAAAGTTTGGGTTAATATAAGGACGTATTAAATCGCTTATCTCAATAGATATATAATTATCGGCTTGACTTACCTTTGATTTGTTTAGCGTGATATTAGCTATTGCTAAGGCTTTGTTTTGTGCACCATCCCAAATAAATAGACTTACTTTGATAGAGGTTTCTAAGCCAATAATAGAATGTCTAATAAACAATGGACTGTTACAAAATTTAATCTTGCTTGCTGTATCAATTGCCGTTCTATTTATAATCGGCAAATCTTGCGGTAAAGGTGCAACGTCTGGAATGTCGACTGTTGAAATGGTAAATGTATATCCTGTACTAATTACGGTTTGCGTAATAATACCTCTAAAGCCTGCATAGTCTGTAAATATTATATTACTGCTAATGCCTTGGAATGAAAATGATAATAAGTCTGCCGCTAATGTCGCTGTAAATAAGGCGCTCGGAAATATAGCATTGGTAATAAAATATTGGTGCCATTCATAAATAGATAATCTACTACCGCTATCATTTTGAACGCTGATTGAGCCTGGTATTCCTGTTATCGTATCAATATAATAAATTACAAAGCTATCAAGCTTTTGCACCGATAATTGATGTTCAACATTAATCTTACTTACTACCATAACCGCTTGATATTTTTTCCATTATTTGACTAACTACTATATTAACACTATCGTCTAAATTGTCATTAATTGCCTCCTGTAATTCATTTGGTGCCTGAAACTCTCCGTAATAAACCTGAACTAAAAGCAAAACTGTATCGGTTAATGGCTTATAGTTTACGGAATCTCTTAAAGTTCCGCCCGCTTTTCTCAAACTACCTTTTGAACCTACTCTATCTGTTAAATAAAATTGATCTTTTGCAACACGTGACTGGTCTTTGGCTTGCTGATAAACCTTTTCGCCCAGTTCCATTAACTCGGCTCTTATAATTTTATCCGCTTTTACCTGATCCTTAGTCCTTCTTTTTGCCACTATTTCTAATTCTATTTATCAAGCTAGATACTGCTGTTGTGCTTTGCCTTAGTTTACCTACTATGCTACCTAAAGAGTTCCTACCTGTGTTAATCTTGCCTTCTTCTAAGATACGTCTATTAACATCGGTGTATCTTATACGCCACTTTACACCGCCTGGCATTAATCTTCTTGCGTTCGATTCTAGCTTTGAATTATTTTTAAACTCACCATAAAAAACCTGAACAAATATATAAACATCCTTTTCAACTGTGTAAGAAATAGAACGTCTTAAAAATCCAGTATCAACTCTTGCAGAAGATTTGGAAAGGTCGACTACCTTTTGTGCAATCGCTCGAATCTCTTTAGTTTCTAGCATCCGCTGCCTCTATTTGGTATTGATAGTTCAATTGTTATCTGATGACCATCTAAACCGTTCTTATTAAAATCCTGTAAAACTGTTGTTGTTGTCTGGCTAAAAAGTTCTATATTATTATCAAAGTTATTTGCTTTAAATTGGTTTAAGAATCTAGTTAAAACTGATAAAGTTTCGTTCCAATTGTCTATTAAGTTAATATCTAATCTTAATTTACTGTCTAGCTTTACAGGCTTAATATCTCGTTGCTGTACTGCTGTGATTAAATACCTTGCTACTATTGCATCTTCTAAAATCTCGCTTTGTAGATAGTCTAAATTGACTAGCATGTAAATATTTTCTTTGTTGTTGTCCATGTTCTTAGTCTGTACCATAGATATGGTATTAACTAAGTCGTCCGCTTCAAATTGGTTTACTAAGAATGTGGTTAATAATGATAGCTCGTTCATTTTATAAAACTAGATTTATTTTCTTCATGTCTAAATTCAAAAAATATAGGTTCAATTAACCAGCATTTAAAACCTAAACAAATACTTGCTATTTTAAGTTTTAGTTTCATTTTACTTTAAATTTTCTGCAATTAAAAAAGACAAAAATAATGCGAAACTTAAAACAGATACGCATAATAAAACAAAGCCTAAATGTTTAATAAAACTATCCATATAATTAATTTACTTTAAATTTTCAACTGTTTTCTTCCTCAATAAATATTCAGACCAAAAAAGGAAATATTTTGTATCATATTCAAATACTACCTTTGGACTAACTCCCTCAAATGTAGCACAAATATAAATCATTTCCATATAACCACCGTAATCCTTTGCAAAGTTTTCACGTTCGATGCTGCCTTGCGTAATTTCTCCAGTACTCGGAAATCTTGGAGGGTTATATATCCACGGAAAACTATCTTTTACTTCTTGGCTTTCAATCATATACAAAGCAACAGCAAATGTTTTTACATTTTCTGGAATCTTTAAAAATGGTATTCTGCTTTTTACCGTTGCTTTGACGAATGATTGATCGTCCTCCTCTTTAATAAATGTTTCTAAATCTATAAAGCGACCAGCTTTTTTAAACGATACATCAATTTTAAATAAGACTTTGATATTTAAAAACAATATTAAGCCTTTCCAAATTTGTTTCTGCATCGCCAAATAATTCTTTTAAAGTTTTTAAATTTTTTAATTCGCTTTTATTTAGCTTTCGGTAATCGGTCTGCAAAAAAGGGAATAGCCTTTGTAAATGCAAGCGGTTTGTTTCTTTCTGTGTCATGGTTTTTTAAAATTATTAATGTCAAGTTCTTTTAGGGTTGCAATAGTTGCTTCTATTTCGCCACTGTCGGCATCTGCCATGTCATCAAATGAATAAATAAAATGATCGTTTCTGAAAATATTATGATGTCTGTAAATGTGATAGCCGTTCAATTTTAGCCACTCATAAAAATCATTCCAATTTGTCATAATGGCATTGGTGTTTTTTTGGTTAACGTTTCCATCTCGTGATACCTAACTGCATCAATTGCGTGGTTAAAGTCATCAATTGGTTTATTTACTTTTAATCCTGTTTGCTTATCCTTATCCCAGCTATACTTTCTAAACTCTGAAATTAGATTAACGCTTTGCGAAGTTACTAAATATTCATTCGTTTGCATTATTTGAATCCCAAAATTAACAGATCCTGGTCCTTTCTTAACTCCGATTGATCTAATGCCTAGTTTTTTTAATTCTGCTATTGATTTTGGTTCTGCAGAATCACAATAACAAGGCAATCTTTGGTTAATTCTTTTAGCTATTTGACTATTAGTTAATTCTTTTTGATAACAAATTTCATTTAATATCCTTTGACCGTTCCATTTGTAAACCTCAACTATGGCAGTCGGATCGTTTGTATATCCAAAATCTAAACCGTAACCAATCAAAATAGCATCCTCAGGTAAATTATCAATTATTTTCCAATTGTTAAATATTACACCTTCTAAATTACCTATTAACCCTAAACCGTAAACCCTCCACCAATTAGACCAATATCCGTTTTTAATATTGTTTTCTGCAAATAATTCTGTAAAATCTAAATCTTGATATTTATAGAATCCTTTTTTTAAAGCTTTTTCTATTTCCTTAATAATAGATAAACTTAACCCTTCATTGTCTTTATATGTTAAGGTTATTTCTTCGCTATCTTCATCGTCTTTTAGCTCGGTGTTTATCCAAAATTCATTTGAGGGATTGTAATCGAGCCAAATTTCTAAGTCTGTCCTAATCGCTAATTGATGGTAAGTTTCGAATTTTATATTGTTACACTCATTTATGTACAGAATATTTCGCCTTGGCCCTCTGACTTTATCTTCTTGATCTGCACTAAAAAATTCAATATAGCTACCACTAATAAAATGATAAGTTAATAAGGTTCTATTCCAGTTGCCATCTATATACCTACCTGTTGCCCTCATTATCTTCAAAAAGTCTTTTATTGCGCCTTTTCTTAAATGTGGTATAGACTCGGAAACTACCGAAATTTCTAATAAATTATTTCTTGCTGCTTTGTCAATTAGTATAGGTAAAACACCGTAAGTTTTACCCGCTGAGGTTCCACCAGGTATTTTTTTTATACGCTTTGTTAGTTTGCGTAATTTTTTTATTGCTGTTGTATAAATAAATCCGTTAGCTTCTTTAGTCGTTGTCATCCCCAAATAATGGTTGCTCTACAATTTGTTTGTTTTCTGTTTTATCAACTAGACCGTTTAACCGTTGTGTAATTGATGAATTATAAAAACCTAATAAACCACCGGTTATTTGATTTTCTCTTATTTCGGTCTTTATACGCGTACAGATACCAATAAAGTCATTGTAACAAGCGTCTTGATTTGTAAAATATTGTTCGATGCAACCTATATTTTCATCCCAGCAATATCGTTTAAAACCCTCAAGTGTCATTGGTAATTTTTGCGCATCAGTTACCCTATCGCCCTCTTTGCCCACATATTGAACTTTAAGCCACTGCTCGGCTCTTTTTTCTAAGTCAAACTTATATCCGTCAAAAACAAGTTTCAGGTCGGCAGGTTTTTTAAAAATGCGTGTTGGGTGCGCCATAACATCAAAAATACAAATTATCGTTTATAAAACAAAACGGCATTAACTAAGCCGGTTGCTTCCATTTTATTATTTGATTTTGTTTTATTCCCATTAAATTCCTGACTACCCTATAACCGCTTTCACTTTCGTAAAGTCCGTAAGGACGTTCAACCTTGATAAGAGTTTCAATTTCGCCGTTGTTTACTTTTATCTGAGTACCTAAATCTGTTAGTCTTTGTTCCATAATATCGGTGTGTTACTTATTACGTGCTTTATTTCATCAAAAGTAGGTTTGCTATTTAATGATAACATAACTTTAACATTTAAACAAGCATCGATTAAGGCTTGGTTTGCTACTTCTTTTGCATATAATTCAATAATTTCCTTTGTGAAATCTGATTTTTCGTAAGGGAATAAACTATCCCAATAAACGCCAAAGGTTTTATATGCAACCTCGTTTTTTATTTCATCTAATGTTTTCATACCAATATATCAAGATAAAAATTAATTTTCGATTTTAGGTTTTTCTGCATTAAGGCGATATTAGCATCTGTAAAGCGTTTATACTGTTTCCCCGACAACTTATTCATATATCCTTGGTGCGTTACCTCCATGAGCTCTGCCATCGCTTTGTTGGTCAATCCGAAGTAGTCCTGTACTTCGGATTGTTTTAGGTGGTTTGGGGTCATTTTAGTTTATTTGGGTCGGTTTCATTAAAAATATGCTGTGCAATTCCTATTTGCTGCATCCAAAGTTCACTTTCTGTTTGCATTTTATGGTTTAAACAAACATTTAATAACTTACCTAAAGCATTTCTCAGCTTTATGTTTTCATCTGTAATATGAATAATTATTCTTGATGCTTTAGTAAATGAATCGTCCATTGTTTTTAGTTTAAAACTCAAAAAGTGTTTTAATTGTTAAAATCCATCCAATATCAGCTTTTGTTTTTATGCACTTAGAGTCTAAATAAACATCGTATTTATCGTTTTTAAGATAACAAGAGAATTGATGTTTAAACTCTCTTGTTGTGAACTCTATAACTTTATCCATCATAATATCAATCCAACTGTTAAATCTTGTTCATCACACACTATTTCTGCTTTTAGCTTTGATAAAACTTTTTTAAGCTTTAAAACGTCTTCAATTGAAACGCAATACAAAATTATAGTTCCGTAAGTAACCAATGAATTTTTTAAGGTAATGCCGTATTTTTTTGTTTCTTTGGTAATTTGATTTGCTAAATTTTTCATGTCTTTTATTTTTTAGTGTTTTGCTATGCTCAAATATAAGGTTATTATTTATTAACCCGAAATACTTTTATCATATTAAAGTAAAAAACAATTCGCTTAGTATTTTCTATTATTAACCCAAACTTTTTTGCTATACGATAATTAGACGAACGAAGATTAAGTCTATTAACTTGGTCTTCTAATTCTGATCTGAATAATTCTAAATGATTCGATGTTTTCCATTTATTGCAAACCCTACAAGCTGGCATGAGATTGTCAAAATGATTGACATCGGTTTCTTTTAAATGATTTAAGAACTTTGGTATTCCATATTTATTAAGAATACGTCTATTAAAATCATATTGAGGTACAATGTGATCAACTTGCATTTTCTTTATTTCTAAAGTTTCTCCGCAATAGCCACAATGACCATTATATTTTTCATGTACTAATTTTCTATTTATCTTCATTTAGTTTTTAGTTTCAATTCATCTTGAAAGTAAGACTTAATAAGGTTTACTGTATCTTCAAATCCCCATGAAAAAAAAGCACAATATCCAAAGCTATTTAATTTATCTATTGACTTTTGCTGATTTAGCAAGTGATCGTTTTTAGATGCTTTTATTTCGCCATTTTTTTTAAATGGTGTAATTACCTTTAATTCAATAAAAAGTCCTTTATAGGTTTTATTAGGCTGTAAGATTAACAAATCTGGACAATGAAAATTACTATTTTGTATATCTTTATTTCTTTGCGCTTGCGGAGCTGTCAAATAAACACTTGCAATTGTATCACTTAAGAAAAAAACGTTTGGATATTGCAATTTTAAAAATTTACAAATTTGCTTTTGCAAAATATATTCTGGCTGATTTTTCATAATTAAAATTTAGAGCTTTGTGGCATTGTATTTATATTTTCTGAAATTTCTTCGAACGGATCAAAAGATTCATTTTCATTTTCAAACCTTTGAAATTTACCAACGAATTTGCACCGAGCAGTATCTACTATACCATCCCTGTTTTTTGCGATTATTATTTCAGTTAGTCCAAAAGTAGAATTACCGTTTTCATCTTCTTCAATTCCATAATATTCTGGTCTGTAAAGAAACATTACAACATCTGCATCTTGTTCGATTGAACCAGACTCCCTTAAATCTGATAGCATCGGTTTTTTATTTCCACCTGGCCTAGATTCAACAGCTCTGCTTAATTGAGATAAAGCTATTACAGGGATATTTAAATCTTTTGCTATATGTTTTAAACCTCTTGAAATTTCGCTTATTTCCTGCTCCCTATTTGCACCTTTTTTATTAGAACCTGAAAGCAGTTGCAAATAATCAACAACAATTAATTTTATATCATGCTTTTGCTTTAACCTTATAGCTTTAGCTTTAACTTGGTTGATGGTTAAAGTAGAACTTTCATCAATAACTATTTTACAATTAAATAATTTATTTGATGTTTTTTCTATTTTTATTTTTTGCTCGTTTCTTAAATTACGCCTTTTAATCGCTTCTAGTTCAACCTCACTTTCTGCTGAAATTATACGATCTGATAATTGTTCTTTCGACATTTCAAGTGAAAAAATAGCTACTGGTAAGTTTTGATTTATTGCAGCATTTCTAATAAAATGCAAAGCCATTGCGGTTTTTCCCATTGCAGGTCTAGCAGCTAAAATGATTAAATTATTGTTTTGCCATCCATTAGTTATTTCGTCAAGCTCTGACAAGCCCGTAGAAATTCCAGTTAAGCCCTCTTTTAAGCCCTCACAATAAAGTTTATATCTTTCTGATACTAGACTATCAAATGTAACAAAGTCTCGACCTAGAGTGCCCGAAATCATTTCGTAAAGATTATTGGTAGAATACTCAATTGTTTCAAATGGATCACTTGTATCATCATAAGAATTTTTTATTATTTCAGTACCTAGCCTGATTAAATCCCTTTGTATAAATTTTTGTTTTATGATTTTAGCGTGAAACTCAATATTTGCAGCGGATGCAACTCTATTTGTTAACTCTGTAATGTAGAAAAACCCTCCAATAGATTCTAAATTACCATCCTTTTTTAATTGTTCACAAACAGTTAAAATATCAATTGCAATTGCATTATTACTTAATGTAATTATTGCTGAATAAATTTTTTGATGATTAGGTTTATAAAAGCATTCATCATTTAGTATATCGCTAACATTTAATAGTGCTGTTTTCTCCAGCATCAAAGCGCCTAAAACTGCTTCTTCTAAATCTAAAGCTTGCGGAGGTAAATATCCTGTAGTTGTTAATTGTTTTAGTCTGTTCATTTTTTATGAGTTTTTAAGTTTTCGTCTTTTAATTGCGTTTTTCTCGGCTTGCGAAAAATAAACTATTTCTTTAGGTTTTGCTTTTACTGTTGCTAATTTTTCAACCCAATTAACATCTTGCCATTTACCATCTTCAAATTTATTAGATTGATTGCCGATAAATGAATTTATAGAATGCTTAAATTCTGGTTCTTTTTCCTTTATTTTTTTATATGCTTCAAATTGAGTTAAGAAATAAGACTCATCTTTTAAGGTTGTTAAAAATGCTAATACTAATCTTTGCTGTTTTATATGGTTTTGGTTTTCAATTGAAAAATTAAAGAAAGAAAGAATATTTGAAATGTCGGTTTCCTTTACTTTACTTTCATTTACTTTACTTTCCTTTATATTGGTTTCGTTTGGGTTATCGTTCGCTTTCGTTTCGGTTATGCTTTCGCTTTCGTTTCGGTTAGCGAAAATTAACCCATTTGGTTTATTTTGGGTTAATTCTTTCTTTGGTCTGCCACCTAATAAGCCGTTTTTTCTATTAGTAATAGTCTGAACCTCTTTGCTTTGTAGTTGTTCATTTAAGAAATTGATAATAACAAAGTCTTTTTCAATCTTAATTACTCCACAATTAATTAAAGTATTTACCTTTTCTTCATTGTCTCTAAATTTTTTTAATAAATTGACAAATGTCAAATCACAATCTTTGCTCCAGTAGTAAGAACAAACGTTTATAAAAAAACCTTGAGTATCAAAAGTCTCTAAAGTAATATCTCCATTAAACCAATCATTAATATAAAATTTAAAATATGGAAGTTCTTTAGCCATTTTTAAAACCTCCTTTACTAAAAAAAATAATATATAATTTTTTCATTTATTTATAATTTAAAAACCTTAACTAATTACTAATTTACCATCAACTATATTAATATTAAACCTATCGTAATCAAGTGATTTAATAATTTCAAAAGACCTATCATTATAGTTTAGTATTTCAATATTTCCTAAATCATTTAATAAAATTTTTTGGTTTATTTCCTCTGAAAGTATATAAAACAGAATTGAATACTTAAAATTTTTTAATTTTTCTGATTGATAAGACTCGGGATCAGATTCGGTTATTTTATAAATACCAAATTCATGAGCGAAAACAGTTCCTTTGTTTAATAAAATTTCCATTTCAATGGTATTAAAACCATTGTCATCCATTAATTGTAAATCCATTTTTATATTGTTTGTTATTATTTTTAAAACATTTTATAGCCAAAGAAATTATGATACTAATATCTTAAGCTTATCTTGCTTGTCTTTTGATAGCTGCCTTAAACCTTTCATACACATATAGAAGTAGTTTGGTTTCACTCCTATTTTTTCTGCTAGATATTTCTGTTTAAATCCTGACTTTTCAACTTTAATTTTTAATAGTGTTTCCATACCGCTAATATAATGTTATTAATTAATATATCAAATAGTGTTATCATAAATAAATTAAATAAACAAAAAAACCCTAAAGAGTTCGTCCGGCTAGACTCCCCCTTTAAGGTTTTATTTAAGTTTTAGATTGAAAGTAGCCGCTTTCATTTTACTCCGCTAAGATACTTAAAATAAATTAAGTTGCTCTCCTAAATTGTCTTTTTTGAACCATTGATTTGCCCGGTTTTTAATTTCCGCAATAGTAATTAATCGCGTTCTTTCGATTGTAATTCCTTTGCTGTCGCCCATCCACCTTACAGGATGCGAAGCCCCTCCAATACCGAACGCATCGCTCCAGCTTTTACCGGCTTTCAATTGCCTTAAAACATAATTGTTGGCAACGTGTTGGAAAGCCGCATCAATAATTTTATCGTTTAAAGTTGTTGGTTTTGGGTGGTCGTATTTCATAATTTGCTTAAACATTGTTCGTAAATTTTTGATGCAATTTGAGCTGTCATTATTGGAGGTACTGACATTCCAATAAGGTATTTTACTTTGATTTTTAAGAAATTATAATCACTTGGAAATGATCCGCCTTTTATTATATCTTCATCGTGTAAATAGTTGTGACAATCATCTCTAAACTCGCCACTATCGTATGCACTTAAAATAGTTTTTAACGGTTTTGAGCGGTCAACTTTTGAATAACTAAATAACTTTTCTTTACCAATTAGTCGACGTGTGCAATTACCAACTGATTCGCCAATATTTACTTTATCATACCATTCTATTACCGATGGATATAATTTCCGCCCAGGTTTACCACTATCAAAATCTTTAAACGGTATTTCTCTTTCATTAAAAAACATTTCAATTTTTGGCACCTCCGTAAACATATCAGCATAATGTAAAAATGGTTTAGCTAAATCTTTTCGTAAACAAATAAAGAAAACCCTTTCACGTCTTTGAGGCACTCCCATTTTTGAAGCGTCTAATAAAAAGTGTTGACAATAGTAACCGGCTTTATCAAATTCTTTATATATTTTACGAACGTATGCTTTAGCTTCTCCCATCAAAAGTCCTTTGACGTTTTCTGCAACTACAACTTTTGGCTGTAACTCTTTTGCTAAATCTATAAAATCAAAGAATAAAGTATCTAAAACTTGTTCAGCTTGACCCTCTCTAAATACCTTTTCTTTGCCCCAATCTTTTTCTCTGTTTCCAGCCATACTAAAAGAGCTGCAAGGTGGTGAACCATCTAAAATGTCCAAATTATAGAGTTCTTTTGGTAAATCTTTTCGTTTTGCAAAGGTTGTAATTGATTCCAAAAATGAAAACTTAGGATTGTGATTTTCTTTGTAAACCTCAATCATTTTTTTATCAATGTCGTTATGTCCGATAACATCAAAACCCGCTAATTTGTAGCCAAATGAACTGCCGCCACCGCAAGCAAAACAACTAAATACACTACCTTTGTCTTTTGTAAAAACGGTATCTTTTAACGTCCAATTATAATTAAATTTATGTTTCATATACTTTCTATCCTCCCAAACTTTACCCACCTTTCCACATCTTCAACCCGATTAGATATTTCATTATTATCAGACGTCAACCAGTCATAATAAAACGGCTTAACTTTGCCGATTCTTATTAGTGTTAAATCTTGTGTAAAATTGTCCATAATCGTTATACGGTATTTCTTAGTGGGTGTTAGGGTCATTAGAATAACTTTTCCTGCTTAATAGTTTTTTTAAATCTCTTTGCAGCTTCTTTACAGTTTAAAATAGCTTGCTTATAATAGCTATCTTTAAGTTCAATTCCAATAGCCTTTCTACCCATGCTAACAGGACTAAAAACCTCACTACCTACGCCCATAAACGGAGTTAAAACAATTTCACCAGGATTAGAATATAATTCTACTAATCTATCAATAACATCTAATTGTAATGGGTGTACGTGTTTCTCGTCGTCTTCTTCTCTGCTATCTCTAAATGGTAAAACATTATCAATTCTAACATCATCCCAAACGCTAGACGCGTAACGCTGCCAAATGTAATGATTTAGCTTAGTTATGTTTTCATCTTCATTAATAGCCTTTAAATGCTCCCATAATGTAACCTCATTATAGTTTGAATTATTAGCATTGTTGTAAGCTCTTAAAATATTTGGCAAAATTGGAGTTTCTCCAGCATAATGATTCATACCATAAGGATGCACTACAGGCACTAAGTTTTCGCCTTTTTTTGTAAAAATTAATACATAATCTGGCATAGCAGTAAAACACTTAGTGCTATCTTCTACTATAAACTTGTGCATTAAAGATTGAACCATTGTTCTCATTCTTACTTTTAAAGGTTCTTTCCAAATCGTAATACGGTTTCTATACTCAAATCCGTACTTAATATGTAGCCTTATAATTTCATTTGGAAAATCCCAAAGTCTGCAAGTGTTATCAAAAACATCGGTACAATGAATGGCCGTAATACGGCCAGGTTTTGTAACTCTTGAAATTTCTTTTATTAAAAATTCGTATTGGTCTAAAAATTGTTCTTTGTTTTCGCAATTGCTAAAATCGTTTTCGCTTGAGCTGTAATTATATAATCCAGCAAACGGAGGACTATAAACCGATAGGTCTATACTTTCGTCTTTTAATGTCGGCATTACCAGCATGCAATCAGAATTATATAAGCTATAATTATCTGTGTGTACTTGGTCTTTTACTTTGTTTTCTTTTTTCATGTCTATAAAAATTTTGGTGTAATTAATTCTTTGTTAAATTCTTTTTGTGTGTGTGTAAAAACTCTATTTACGTTATCTGTTAGGTTTTTGTGTAGTTCAATAGCTTTCTTTGTCTTTTGGTCTAAAGCTTCTAATACACGTGTTTGTCCATCCGAAATAACCATATCAATAGTAACATCGTTTTTTTGTCCAAACCTCCAAAAACGTCTATAAGCTTGGTACATTTGTTCATAACTCCATGTCGGAAAAAAAACAGAATGATTACAATGCTGCCAATTTAAACCCATACCAGTCATTTTAGCTTTAGTAATTAAACGTTTTATTTGTCCATCGGCAAACGCTTTTAATATTTCTTCTTTTCGCTCAATACTTTGACTTCCTATTATTTCAACCGCTTCTTTATCATTTGCTTTTAATATTGCGCTTTCGTTATTCGTATTGCACCAGTAAACAGAAGTTTTATTTGCTGCTAAATCAATAGCTTTTTCACATCTTTTTTGTTCTGTTTGTTTTTGTTCGTGTCTTACCTCTATCATAGATTTAGCAGTAGGAGTAAACATTTGTATTTGACCGCTTATATCAATTAAAGATTCATTCTTTACAATATGTTTATTTACGATTAGTTCAGGTAGAATATATCTATCATTACTAAAACCTAAATCACTAGGCATCTTACACATAATAGACCATTGATTAACCCATGCAAAAAAATCATTTTCAGCATGTGGCTTTAGATAAAACTTTTCGCCAATATTTCTATTTGAATTATCTACGCTGTTTTGATTATTTTTAAAAAACTTGCCTAACATGTCAACATAACCCATATATCCTAGAGCTTCGGAGCTGGTTCCTAATTCTATAAAATCGTTTGGACTTGGAGTTGCTGTTGATAAAAAACGATAAGGAACTTTTTTTATAAAGGAGGTTATTTCGTTTTTAATCTTACCATCAAAGTTTTTTAATATGCTGCTTTCGTCGCAAATAACGCCTACGAAATCATTACTATTAAAATAGTGTAACCTTTCGTAATTGCAAATAACTATTTTCTTAGTGTGCTTACCATCTTTTGAATATTCAATATCGTCAATGCCTATTTTTTCAGCTTCTAATAAAAACTGAAAAGCAACGGCCAAAGGCGTTAATATTAAAACTTTCTTATTAGTGTGTAAAACTACATTGTAAGCTTCTGAAAGTTGCATTAAAGTTTTACCTAATCCAGTATCAATAAAGTTTCCTATTCTACCTTTACGGATTGATTTTTCAATAATAAACTTTTGGAAATCAAAAGCAATATCGGGATACCATGTTGATTTAAATCCGCTATCACCGATAGAATGTTTTTTTTGTTCTAAAAATTCTAAGTAATTCATCTTTTTAATTTGTCTATAAAAAAGTAAATCCTGAACAGGTCAGCGGTAGTAGTCGCCTCCCCATTCAGGATTGTTAAAATTTGATTATTACCGCTACTACTCGGTTTTTTTAATACGCTGATAATATATCAAACTAAAATTACATTACCGTTTTTAAACGTATAAATATTACCTGAAATTTCACTTGGATAAACTTTTTTACCTTTAAGAAAGAAGTTAATTTTGTTTAGGTTTTTGTCTCTTATTACTACTATCATTTTGTATTAATTTTTTAGTGTCCCCAAAGATAACATTATAGTTTGAAACTGCAAACTTTATTCATACTTTACTTTGCAAAACTAATATTTCACTATTCGGGCCTTTATACGCAAACCATAAACCAATATATTTATTGAAAGAAAAATAAGAAATGTTATTTAGTTTGCAAATGGTTTTAATACTTAGATTTGGATTTTCTACAAAATCTTCAATTATTCGAGCCACTTTAGGATTGTTTTTTACTTTTGCATAAATCTTTTTGCGCCTTAAGAATATTTTATCTATATGTATGCCCATAAGTTGCGCTCTAAGCCTAACTGCCATTATACTCCGATTAGTTTTCTCTGCTATTTCCGCTACTCGATTAGAGGGATAAAGCTCTTTTACAAGCGCTATTTCTGATCGTGTCCAATTCTTTTTATTTAAAGTCATAACTCAACCCCCTTAAAACTAAAACACCTACCTGAGCTAATTCTTTTTTGTAACATTTATTATCGTTCACGTCCTTTGCAACCTCTCCAGCTTCTTCAGTCAACAAACTAACTAACTGATATTTACTTTTTACAAAGTCTGGATGTTTAATTTCGGCTTGCTTTAGTTCGTTTAAAACTAATTCTATTGCCGGTACGTATTTTAAAGGTATTTCGATTGATACTGTGTTGTGGTTAATTGGCATTTTGTTGATGAATTTTTGGTATGATTTTAGTTTCCATCTGTCGTCAATATTTACATGGCTTGAAAATTTACCATTTCTAAAAATAAAATAATTTTCAATTCCAGTAAAATAATTATCTTCTTTATACCCCAAAAACTCCGCTACTTCTTTAACCTTTAAATATTCTGATTCATTGCTAATCGGTATAGCAAACTCTTTTGGGTTAAGTAGGTTTTTTAGTTGTTTTAGGGATATGATTTGTTTATTTTTGGGAAGTACGTTTTGCCATGCAACACTATTATGACGCATCCAAAAATAAATAAAACTACCTATAATTCTATAATTTTGATTTTTATATAGGTTTGCCATATTATCATTTGCAAAATGGTCTTTCAATATATCATAAGCTTTTTTAGCTTTTTCTGGCGTATCAATTAATACGCAAATTTCTTCTTTTTTCATGGTTTAAAACTTAATTGTAATTGAAGATTTTGTGAATTTAGAAGATACTCCGTAAACTGTATTTTGATTTTCGTCTACTGTATTAACTTTTGATTTTGTTGCTTGGTTTATTAATAATTCACGCTGTTTAATCTTGTTTTTTAAATCAGCCCAAACCAAATCTTCATCATAGTTTAGGCTTTCACGTGGATTAACAGGATTAAACTCTACACCGTTAAAACTATCCTTAGTGATAAAATCTATATCATTTCTTAGCTTATCAACTGCGCTATCAATAACGGCTTTTAGTCTTACTAAATTTGATAAAACTTTTTTAGGTTCTACAATACCATCATTAAAAACAGAATTAGCTAAATTTAAGCCTGTTAATTCTGCATCTCTTTTGCTAAAATCGTGAGAATACATAAGAGCCAAATCTTCGGCTCTCATGTTAAAAAATAATTCCTTAGACATTATTAGTTTCCCTTTCTAAAATTTCATTTTGTGAATGATTAAAAGAAAACTTTGCTTTTGATTTTTCTAAAACTTCTAAATCTCCAGCTTTTATTTTTTCTACTAATTGACCAAACATTTTTATAGGCATTTCGGGGAGTATAATTTCAACCTCTTTAACTTCTTCGTGTGTTGTGTCCTCGATAATAGATTCTAATTCATTTGGCATTTCATCAGACGTGTAAGGCATTCCAGCAAGTTCATCTGAAAAACACAACCTAAAACCCTGTGAAATTGCGACTTTTTTAGTCATAAAGGATGCTTTTTCCCAAAATTTTGTAACTCGTCCATCCCTTGTTTTTTGTACGCACTCTAAATATAAAGCCTCCCAAATAAAAGGATGTGAACGGTCTTTTCTATGTATGGTTACAATAGCTTTTAAA